CTCATTTTCAGTCATCTTCATTTTTTTTCTCCTTCATAATATAGTATTATTTAGTTAAGTTGTTATTATGTTCTCCAGCCACAATGACCTGAACTTTGGCCTGCGTGAGCTGTAGGTGCCAAACCACTTGGGTCTGCTGTTCCTGTATCAGTTTGATAATAGAATTTATGACAACCATTATTCTGGCCACCACCATTATATTCTCCTATCATGTATTGCCAATCTTGACCTAGTGAGTAATTTTCCTCACCCATGTTTTGTCTTGGCTTACTAACAGTACCGTTTTGTGTATCGTTAGTTAAATTCCATCTACGGTAGTTATAACCACCATTATATGTTCCCTCATTACCAGCATAACCTTGTTGTTGTTTTGAAGGAATACCTTTTTGTTGTCCATGGTTAGCCCAATGTGAAGTAGAAGCAATTGTATCATTTTGGAAATTGATACTTCTTCCAGCACCATTATCCCAACAATAACCTTTATCTTTACTCATAAATCCGGATGCCTGTGTAGTTAGACCACCAGCAGACAAGTTAGAAACTCTAGCCTCGGTAGTTAAACAGAATTTATCTGTATTAGAAGAACCTGGACCACCTGCAAATAGATAAACAAACTCTTGTTCTTTCTGAGCAGTACCTAAGTCCATACGAGAGTTGTACATATCGAACACACTATTATGTGATTTACTAGTTTCAGAATACATGTGAAAGGCACTTGTTCTTGTACTAGTTGATGAGTGAGCATTATCTGTTGGTGTTGAGAATAGAAAGTAAGTTGTAGAGTTACAACCACCAGCAGTATATGAACCTGGATAATCCATGTTATCACCTAAATTGGCAGTTTGGTCGTTATGTGAGTATGTTCTATGAACTGCTTTCCAAGGAGAACCATCTTTATATCCTCCAAAAGTATAAGCAACATTAATAATTTGTCTGAACATCCACCAAGAAGCTGTTCCGGTTCTATCTTTATAACCTTGAGCACCACCACCATAGTAACCACCCATTTGAGCCATGTATTCGTTAACTGTATCGTTATCGCCTACACTTCTTTTATTATAAACTGGAGGCCATCCTGATTGTGGGTATGTTCTTGTTGATGTTCCTGGAATTGTATATTGTCCAGAGACATTTGGTACAGAACCTTTGGCATGACCAACTGTTCCGGCCCCATGTTGTTCCGCATTCCAGTTACCTACTGGACCGGCAGTATCACAATAAGTTGTAAGTACACGCCATTTAGCTCTCATTGAGTCTGAATGGTGTTGAGTTAAAGTAGTTATACCTATTTGAGCTTTACCGTCATAGGCGCCACTAGCTCCGTAAGGATTATAATTTCCTTCGAATACATCTGTGCTATTGGTATGAGGTGTTGTAACTCCTATTAAAGACCTATTATTCCTTCTACCTTGCGCTCTTCCGAAAATTGGACCTGGTAAACTCATTAGCTAAAACTCCTGTGAATGAAATGGTTAATTACGATTAAGATAATTCTTCGTAAGATAGTACCGCTTCAAGTCGTGAATTCGTTGAAGCGCCGCCTCTAATAGAGTCGCCTTCTTCAAGATAGATAGCTGAGTTTTTATCTGAAACTACTAATGCTGTATTACCAGGAACATTGATTGTACTTGCTAAATTCCAATCTGTTGAACCGTCATAATACGATATTGTTGTAGTAGTATCAGTACCTTGAATATTAGATACTATGATACAGTTTACTTTGAAAACTTTGCCCGAAGAGCTGGAGTTTGTAAGTAAGGCTGTAGTAGTAGTTGTATTCAAAGAAGCCCCAGTCGATTTACCTGTAATCGTTGCTACATTGACTATATTTGGTGCTGACATATTTTTCTATTCTCCTTTTAATTATTTATCCAAAAACAATAGCGGCTGCAATCGCCTTACCCATTGTTAATGACGCTGGTAACGCAGCTATTTGAGCCGATACATAACTCGCTACATAAGTTTTCACTGCTTGTTCCGTTGGAACAGCTGTATCACTATTTCCGCCGAGTGTACCATCTGTACTAAACTCGTTAATCGTTGCACCAAGTTGAGCACCAATTGAACCAAGTTGTAATTGTGTTAGACCTGAAAGGTCAAAACTATCTGCGTTTAGAGTTGCACTACCAGTTGCCTGGTTAATCTTAAACTGCGAACCAACTCTAAAGTTACCAAGTTGGTCAGTAGAAGTGTAGTACACACGACCACCAAGCAATTCAGTTGTTTCTCTCGATTGGTCATAAGGTTGTGTATTACCTACAGCATTTGGATAGTTAGTGTCTGTAAATGAACCTGTACCAATTGATAAGAAATCATGTCCTGTTAAACGAACATTCGAGAAGTTTTTAGTAATATCAACTTCTGTATTGTCCGGTGCCGAAGCTGTACGCTCTGGCGTTATTGCAATTAAAGCTTGTTTGTTAGTTGTATCTGTTTCAGATACAGCTGTAACCCTATAGTATGTACTGTCGCCAGTAAACTGGAAGTTTGAACCAACATTTACAGCAGTTGCACTTGAAAGTAATGAACTCGTTGAGTCTACATTAAATAAGTAACCTGTTTGACCTGTTGTTGCTTGTCTTGGAGTTATTGTTCCTGCTGAACTATATGCTCCGTAACCTGAACTGTTGACATTCGAAACACTTGTAGATGTTGAAGATAAACTAAATGTGTTAGTTGCTGTATTGGCAACATAGTAAGTATTGTTATTTAATTGTGTCATACCTACAACACTTGTTATCTTAATTTTAGTACCGTTAGGCATTCCGTGACCGTTTGAAGTAACAACTGCCGGGTTAGCTTGAGTAACAGCCGTAATTGCCTTCGTTGTACCGTCAATCATGTCTGAATCGGTAACAGTAACTTTGAAAGTTTTAGTTGAACTATCTGTTAAGTCAGTAATTGTAACTGTCTCTCCAGGAATAAATCCGTGGACATTTGATAGTGTTTCAACTTGCATTTTTCTAGTACCTGCAACTTGATTAATTAAAACAGCAGTTACACCGGATGTTGCACCGACCATAGTATCGCCTTCGCCAGCAGTATAACCGGCAGGACCTGTACCTTGGGCAGCTTGATAAATCCATTGCGAACCTCTTAATTGAACTTCGTCAGGAGTTTCAACTGCGACACCTGTTGCATAAGCACCATACTCTCCGTATGCGTTTGAACAGTTAAGCGCTCTAATTACACCACCTGATTCTGCGTTTAAACCTTTATTACAATAGTATGTAAAGACAGATACTAATTCTGCTCTAGCACCGTTAAGAACCGAAACACCTATACCATCTGTATTAATTTGTGTAAAGTCATTTGAAATCATTGACTTGTTTCCACCGACTTGAGCGTTACCATCAATCAACATACCTGTACAACCTGTGTTTACAGAAGTATTGTTGTGAAGATAAGGCGAAGCCGTTGTAATTGAACCTGTTGGGTCAAGAGCAGCAACTGTTCCACCTGTTGTCATGCCTTGGAATGTCATAAATGACAAGTAGTTAGCATTGTTAACTAACCACATTATTGAAACATTGTTTGCTTTAACACTTGCAACTTTGAAAGTTAATGTTGCACCACCACCTGAACCCAATAATGAGTCAGCGATAGTTAAATCATCACCTACTGCAAAGTAACAACCACCGTATGTTGGTGTTACTGTACATGCACCACTTCCGTTTACTACTACTGTAACTTTAAGACCTTGTCCAGTCCCACTTGCTGTTGTAGCAACTATGTTAGTGTAAGTGGCTGCTGTTCTTGAACTATCAGCAGCGCCGATTGTTCCGAGTGTTAATACTTCTGTTGAGTTACCAGCAGCTGGCTCAACTTTTGTTCCTCTTAAAGAGTCACCGAAAATTGTTACATTTGGTGGTACTCTAATTGGGAAAGTTTCTTCAAATGTTCCACCTGAAACTCTAATTGTATCACCACCTGTAACTGTTTCTACAGTAAAGGTAATGTTAGCAGTTGAGGCACCGACATTTGCTTTTGCGATTGTAGCAGTATTTCCTTCTGCCCAACCTTGTCCGTTTTTAATAATTGTAACGATAGGCGCTGATGAACCATCTGTGATTACATCAACTATTGTACCTGAACTTGAACCACCTGTTACGGCAACATTTCTAAATGTTCCTGGTGTTCCACCTGTACCACCTGCTATTGAAGCTATTTGAGATATACCATTGAAAGTAGCCGTTTGACATGCTTTCTTAATAGAAGCAAAAGGTAATTCTTCTGTTCCTGGATTTGTATCTAGTCCATGAGGACTTACATAATGTTGTTGACCATGACTTGGTGAACCATATTTTAATGTTAAACCATCTGCGCCAACTATTAATCTTTCACCTGCACGACCAATTGGTAATTCTCTTGGTTGTGTTCCGTCTCTAGTTACTAGAGAACCTTCGTTACTTAAAACGCCGGCTGGGTCACCTTGGGTATATAATGCCCAATCAGAACCTAAAGCATCCGGTAAAACATTTGTGTTATCTCTTTTTGCTCTGTAAGTTGAATTTAAATATATTACTGTTTGACCAATTAAGTAAGCAGTACCGGCAACATATGCTCCTTGTAAAGAAACTCCTTCTACTAGTAAATCTGCGTAAGATGTATTAGTTGGTAATTGACCTGCTGTTGTAGTAACTTTAAATACATATGCGTTACCACCGTAATTTACAACATCTCCAGTTTCATATACTGTTCCTGAAGCCCATGTTCCCTCTAATTTGAAACCTGTTGTTAAAACTTTCCATTTACTTGCGTTATTGTATGGTACTTGTCCTGTTGCACCTGCTACAGCGATATAAGAATATCCACCGTAAGTTACAATGTCGCCAGTTTGATAGGCAGTTGAGTTTGACCAACTGTCTTCGAATTCTACGCCGCCAACATATAGAGACCATTTACTTTCGTCTAATACTGTTGAACTTGTTGTATGTGCTGTTGTACAAATGTAAACACTTGAACCGTATTTTACTAGGTCATCTGCTTTGTAGGCAGTTGAATTGGCAAAAGTGCCTTTCCATTCTTGACCACTAGTTAGTTTATTCCATTTGTTTGCTGTTAAATCTGTTTCGAATGTTCCTGATGTATGGTTAAGCAAGGCTGCAAAGGCATTTCCACCATACGAAACAATGTCATCTTTAATATAGGCTGTTGATGTAGCCCAATTACTTTTGTATGTAAATTTTAGTCTACCTAAAACAAAATCTGCCATTTGTTATCCTTATGCTTTCCAGTTTTCAGTTGCACCGTCTTGACCATCATTGTAAACATAGTCATTCATGTATCGTGCCACTAAAAACCCATTACTATTTAAGTAATATGTTAATTTATTGTTATCAAATCTCGAACCATCATAATACTTCGCTCCACCATTATTTTCGTGTTCACTTATGCCCGAGTCCGTTGTTCCTTTTATCGAAGAGTTTTTTGTTCCTGCGTCAACATCTTCTATTCCGCCAAATGCAATATCTGTACCATCGGTCAAATCTACACTATCTGAACCGGCGAAATGCGCTTTAGTATAATATAGCAAACCATCAGCGTCTTTTCTTAAACCATGAAAAGCGTACTCTTCATTGTCTGTTTTAGCTGCTGTGCTTTGTTGTTTATTTACTAAAAATGACATATAAAAACCTTCTCTTTGTACTATTTATACCTTTTTTTAACTCACTTCCAAAATAGAAGCAAATGCTTCAACATCTGGTGCTGAAGAATCTAAACTAACTTCTGCAACCACTCTTATGATATCACTTGTCTCTAAATTAATAGGTTTATCCATCATTAAAGTATCACCTTGAGCGATTGATACAGACTTGGCTAAGTATTTAAATGTACTTCCACCATCTGTTGTTACTTTTACATCTACATTGGCTGTATTAGTAGAAGACTTGTTAGTTACATATAGAGCATGAATAACTCCACCACCACTTGTTCCAGATGTGTACAAGTTAGCACTTGAATTATCTGTTGTTGGTACTGTTATTCCTGCGTTTTTAAATGCACTTGCCATATTCTATCCACCAAATACTATTGCAAAAGCAAGACTATCACCTTCTGTTGATAATGCCTCACCTGTTGCGTTTGTTAAATTTCCTGTTGTAACTATAGTACCAGAAACATTAGGTACCATAATCGTGTTATCAGTTGTAGGGTTAACTGCTCTTATATATGTTTCATAAGCGTCAGAAGTCCCCTCAAAAACTAAATCACTATTATTTAATTTAATAGGATTTGTAGTTTCAAAACCACTAGCAGTTACTTGTTGTAAAGTAATTGAAGCAGCACCACCAATTTCTACAATTGCATTATTATTATCTCTACCGTAAAACTTCTTATCGGCAAAGTTAACTGCAATCTCACCTTGAACTAAATCACTAGTTGTAGGTTGAGAGGTAGCTGTAAAACTTCTTTTAGGTTTGAAAACAGTTGACATTTAATTACTTCTTCAATTGTTTCTTGATTTGAGATACTAACTTAGCTTTAGTAAGTCTTCTATCTAATTCTATACCTAACTTTCTACCTAGTTTTTCTAATTCTGTTTTTGTTTTTTTATTCAAATCTTTCGGATTTATTTCCATTGACTTCTTTAGCATTAAAGGTTTCTTCTTTGCATAAGTCTTTTGGTTCCATCCTGGAGCACCTTGAACAAAAAAATCTACAATTCTTGACCACATATTAGTATGTTCCTCCATCAATCGTTGTAACTGTAACGGCACCCGAAGCAACTGCAAAGTTGTCCGAATGGAAAGAAGCTACACCCTTATTTGATGTAGTTGCCAATTCGCCAGCGATTGTTAATTTATTTCCAGTAGCAGTTGTGTTCAATCCTTCACCTGCTAAAAACTCTAAAACTTGACCAAGTCTAACTTGACCTTGTGTTGATGTTTCATCTGCAAAGTATAAGGGGTCAGTAAGTTTAGCACTTGAAATTGAACCCGCTAACATTGCGTCTGTAATACCTAATGACTTAATTCTTAATGCGTCTGAACTAACTTCTATTGAAGAGTCATCTACTTCAACATCCATTTGATTACCAACTTTACTTAAAGCTGCACCAGCATTTATTTGACCTGCACCAGAGAACTGTGATACATCTAAAGCAGTTGTTCCAAAAGTAGGAGAACCTGTGTGTGTAAATGTATAACCGTTATTGGCACCTACAGTACCTTCTTCAACGAATACGAAAGAACCACCTGTTAACTCACTTGGTTGGTCTTCTGGAGTTGCTCTTGTCATTACAAAAGCAGTTGAACCATT